ATCGCGCGGCACCCGCATGGGGAGGGGGTGGGGAAGAACCTACCCCTTTTCTATGGTAATGTAACATTGTTGCGCGGTGGCACGCGCTGGCAGGGATGGCAGCAAGGTGGTGTGAAGGTGACATTAACGCCGCCTTCCACGCGGTGACTTGATCGCATCATCAAGCGCCTGCACCAGATAGGGGTTGTAACTCTTGGCCACAAAGGCTTCCACGTTCGTGATCAAAGGCCACAGCTTTCCCACCTCAACCTTGGGCAGAAGTTCATAGAGAATGTCAAGGCTTGGATCATCCTTGCCTGCCCTTTTCGCCACGAAGGTGCGGCCACTCTTGCCTTTCATAATGAAGGCTTTCGGCTCATTGTTCAGCAACACCATGCCGGTGCCATTGCGGCGCTTCTTCCTCTTGCCGCCGCCCTTCTTTGCAATCCTGCCGGGCCATGTGCGTGGCCCCAGCGTGCGCTTGCCGGGGTTAAGTGTTTCGCGGGTTGATGAACCGCTGCCGGTATTGCTGAAGGGCACAGCCAGATCACCTGTGCGGCCCTTCTTTTCGCCGCCTGTGGCGGCCATAGCTGCGATTTCATCCTTCACCCCAAGGATGGCGTGAATGTCTGGGAACTGGCCCTTGCGGCTGGGCACCACGGGCATGGCGCCCTTCTTCAGAAGCCAGTCGGTGCGAAGGGTGAAGAAGTCACCGATCTTCCCCTGTTCCTGATCGCGCGCATCATAGGCCATGCGGTTGACCGCCCGGCTGATGGCAAAGGGCAGCTGTTGCCGTTCCAGCATATCAAAGAAATGCTTGGCTTCTATGGCGTTTGTTTTTATGCCAATCTGCACAGTCACGCGGTAAACCCTCAAAAATTCACGATTCATTAAAACATTTTTTATTGCCCCTGTCTATCTTCCACCGTATTGTTATACTGATGAAAATTGAAACGGGAAATTTCACCATCTACTGCGGCGATGCACTGAAGATCATGGGCGATCTTCAGGCTGATATGCTATTCACGGATCCACCGTACCCCATCACCGAAGGCGGGAACACAACCGGCGAAATGGGCGGGGCTTTCTCGCGTGATCGCTATGACAATAGCGGAAACTTTTTTGAAGATATGCCTGAATGGCACGAATTAATGCCGCTTCTGTTTTCCTGCCTGAAGCCGCAGGCCCACGCCTACATCATGGCCAATGACAAGAACTTGCGCGATATGCTGAACAGCGCGCATGAAGCGGGCTTTCGCTTCCACAACTGCCTGCCGTGGGATAAGGGCACGGTGACGCCAAACCGCTGGTATATGAAGCAGGCCGAATTCACCGGCTTCTTTTTCAAAGGCAAGGCGTTCCCGATCACGGATTGCAGTTCAAAGCAGATCGCCCGCGTGCCGGCCGATGATCAAAGCCAGCACTTTGTGGTGCCTGATGAAGAAGGAAACCGTCATGGCCATCCGACCGAAAAGCCGGTTCACCTGATGCGCCATTACATCACGAATTCATCACAGCCGGGACAAGTGGTGATTGATCCCTTCATGGGCACCGGCAGCACGGGCGTGGCGGCCCTTCTCGAAGGCCGCCGGTTCATCGGTATTGAAAAGGATGAACGGTGGTTTGAAGTGGCGCGCAAGCGGCTGGAAGAAGCCGCGGTGCGCGGTGTGCAGATCAGGATGATTTAGCGGGCGGGTGCTGCCATCCCGGCTTTACCACGGCCTGATCGGCCTTTTTCAGAAAATGAACTGTCCGAACTTCCTGTTTATGCCGCTTGCATTTATCAGGCTGTTCGGCACCTTTGCCTGCCCAGCTGCATCTGCACTCATAATCCACCAGAACCATGAAAAATCCCCCCATGTGCTGGGGGGATTTTATCAGGTTGCGTTCTTTGTGGAAAGGTATCGTTCGACTAGGCGCCGCAAGTGGGTGGTGTCGGTGTCAACAACCTGAACTCCCAGATATGGGTCGATGATCTGGCTGGCTTCGGATGATTTAATGCCCAGCACATCCATCATGGGCGGGTCGCTGCCATCATCCGTGACAAGGAAGAAGGCGGTCACGGGGTTCTGCTGGCCCTCGCGGTCAAGGCGCCAGATGCACTGCTGATGGATGCCCGGACTCCAATCCAGTTCCCCGAAAATGCCGGTGCTGCATCGGTGCTGAATTTCATCCACGCCTGCGCCCGATCGCAAGGACATAAACAGAATATCCGTTTCCTTGTTCAGGAATCGCTGCAATTCCTTGTCCTTCTTCCCGGCCGTTTCGCTGCCTGTGTACATCGCGGGGTTAAGGTCGGAAAGTTCCTTGTTCCAGATTTCGTAAACCTCGCGGTGCCATCCCCAGATAATCACGGGTTCGCCGGCTTCGACCAGAAGGCGCGCGAACATGGCCACGCTCTTGGCCTTGGCGACTCCTGTGGTCTGGCGCATCATCACATCAAGATCGCGCGCGGCGCTGCCGCGTTCAATGAAGCTGCCGCTTGTGGCCTTGATCGCCAGCATCCGGGCCATATCATCGACCGCAGCCACGGCCTTCTGGTCATAGTCGATGTGTTCGACAATCCGCGAAACCTTTGGCAGCTGAAGGCCCACATCGGCCTTGGTGCGGCGCAGAAGAACGTGCTGTTCGCGCATATAGGTGCCCAGCGCCTTGGGGTCGGTGATGCGCCACTTGCTGCCGACAACGTGGCACCACTCGCGGCTAAACTCATCCCAGCTGCCCAGAGCGGCTTCATCGATAAACTGCATAATGTGCCACATTTCATCCCCATAGTTATAAATCGGGGTCGCGGTCAGGCCCATGCGGTAGGAAACAGCGTTTGAAAGCACTTTGCACGCCCGGCCCTTGTTCGTGCCAGTGCCGGTGCGAAGGCTCTGTGGTTCGTCATAGATCGCGGCCTTGAAAAAGCCCAGCGCGAAAATGTCCGACCAGCCGGCCTGCCATAGGGGCAGGCGTCATGTGCCACAGCTTGCTGTTCTGCCAAAACTGATGGCGGGCAGTGCAGCCCATGAACAAGCCCGGCCTTCAGCTTGATCAACCGGCGGGTCTGGGTCTTTATGCCCGCCAGGGTGGCGCGCACCAGCGCGGGCTGGAATAAAATCGGTTTATCAGCTTGCATCGTCTTTCCCTTCCAATGCTTTGGTTTTGATTGCCGGGCATCCGGCCAGATGTTCCATGCCTTCATCGCACTGGCAAAACTTGCACCTGATGCGCTTGCTGTATTTTGACAGGGTAGATTCTGGCCACCTGAAAAGGCGCTTCAGGCGGTCGCCACCAAGCCCCGCTTCCCTGCAATCGGCTTTTGTTTTGCCATAGGTCAAAATGTGATCGGTGCCAGCCGCATCACGGCAGATAATGATCACTTGCTGAAGGTTGTGTTCCTTCAGGAAGGCGCCAGCGGCTTTAATTGGAATTCGCTTCATCGCAATCCTCATGTTCTTTGGAAAATCCGTTCATAGTGGCCACGGCCTGCCACACGGGCCGACCGTTCACGCCATCATCAAGCGGATGTTCATCGCCGCAGCCAAGGCAGCGCATCACCTGTTTGTGGGCATCCAGCACAGTTTTTGCCATCACATATTCCACTCGCCATCACGGTAAACTTCAGCACGCCATGCGGTTTCATGTACGGAAACAAACATTCCCGACCAGCCGGCATATTGTTTTTGGTGATCCCACGCGGCCAGCGTTTCATATTCATAGCCGCGGGTGCCATCGCCATCCTTGTGCAGGCGGCCGATGATCAGGCACACCGCGCAGCGCAGGCGGGCACGGGCATCCTTCCAGCGCGAAGTGAAACCCCTTTCCATCAGGGCAGGCGTGAACAGGGCGCACAGGGCCTTCCAGCGCTGCCGGCGTTCTTCTTTCGCCACCTCGGCCCACAATTCTGCTTCTTCTTCCTTGGACATTCCAAAATATGATTCGGCTTCATCGCCGCAGGCATTGCACAGGCACTGGCCTTCCGGCGCATCGACCTTGTGGCATCCAGCGCAGCTTCCCGTGCTGTGTTTTTCTGCATAATTGATCATCATGCCGCCCACCATGCCTTCAGCGCGGCCCAATCGCGGCGCATCTGAACCTTTATTTCCAGCAAGAAAACAGCCCAGCGCAGGGCCAGAACATCCCACGGGTTCGGATTCGCTTTGTGGTTAAAACAGGCCGCCAACCGGCCCCAGCGCGCACGCAGGCGCATCATCATATATTCATCGCGCATTTCTTGCCCCTTTCCCTTGGCATGAAGTACCGGGAACGGCGGCTTATGTTTTGGGCCATCTGCCGCCGCCCCGGAATAATTTGACATTGCCTATTGCCGGTGGCATTGTCAACGTATAATTATACGGTGGCAAACCAAAGAGGAACAAAATGAAAAAGCCCCTGCACCCACATCTGAAACTGATTCCCCCAGCGCGCCTTGCTAAAATGACAGATAAGCAAAAGCGCGTTGTGGAAGGCTATACCAGCTTGGACAAGCTGAAGGCCGTGCTGCGCTGGAAGCCCCGCATCACGGCGGTGGGAATCAGTGTTTCCAAGCTGGCAGAAAGCCTGCAACCGCCCAAAGAGCAAAGCCGCGTTTCGGAATGGCTGATCTTTACGCATGAACCGGAGGAAGAAAACTATCTGGCGGTGGAAGCGGCGATTTACCGCTTTGAAACTACCGCATGAAATAGGCCCGCCGGCAGCGCACCTGGCGGGCTTCAACAAGGGCGCAAAAAGACGGGAAAAGCACAATGACATTACCTTGGTATCCGCGCGACATGGGGAAATATGCGCGCGACACTAAACACCTCACGATGATGGAACACGGGGCCTATAACTTGCTGCTGGATCACTACTATTCCAACGGCGGCCTGCCCCAAGTTAGCAATGCTTCTAGCAATGCTTCCTTAATGCCTGATCATAGCCGCCTATATCGCTTGTGCGGGGCCATGAACAAAGCAGAACAGGAAGCCGTTGATGCGGTGATTTCGATGTTCTTCACGCTGGATGATTCCGGGCACTACCGGCAAAGCAAGGCTGATGAAGTCATTGAAGAACAAACACTTAAACATGAAAGGCGCGTGGAAGCGGGCCGAAAAGGGGGCCAATCCAAGGCCGGAAGCAATGCTTCTAGCAATGCCCCCCAGAAGAAGAACCAGACAAAGACAAAGAATATAAAACCCCCTACCCCCAAACAGGGGCCTGTGTATAACGGTGATAACCAAGGTTTGCTTTCAGGGGGGGCTGGCGCTGGCTTCAACATCGATTTCAAACTTTCAGATTCGGCACGGGATAAGGCAAAAGCAATTTGCCGCGATCTAAACCGCGATTTCTATGTGGTCATGCGGGAATATAACCATTGGGTGGCCGGAAAAGGCGCGCCGCAGTTCCCTGATGCCGCTTTTATCGCCTACTGCAAAAAGCTGGATCGGCTATGAAGTGCTGCGATGATCCGCAATGCCCGGTCAATCGGCATGATGATGATTTCCAGTTGCTTCACGCCGCCTATTTGAACCGGCGCCTTCAGCAAGAGCGCGCGCGATTCTGTGGCACCAGCCGCGAACCGCATCCCTTCCTGCTGGGCGCGTTCATCCGTGCGGAAACTGAACTTTTCATTGTAATGCACGCCGAAAACATCGGCGGGCCAGAGGAAGAACCATGCCAGTGAAGCGCCCCTTGATCAGATACCACGGCGGGAAATGGCTGCTGGCGCCGTGGATCATCGCCAATATGCCGGCGCATGATTGGCAGAACTACGGCGAAGCCTTTCAAGGAATCGTGGAACGTCTGCGCGGCGTAGTGATCGAAAACCGCGATGCAAAACAGGTAATGGCAAAGCACGATTCGCCGGAAACCCTGCACTATGTTGATCCCCCTTATCTCATGGAAACCCGCACCGATTCAGGCAAGGACTACCGGCACGAAATGACGGATGCCCAGCACTTTGAACTGGCCGAATTCCTGCACGGCCTTCAGGGGCCTGTCATGGTTTCAGGCTATCGATGTGATCTTTATGATTCGGCTTTCCGTGGCTGGCACCGCATCGACCGTGAAGCGCTGGCAGATGGCGCGCGTAAGCGCATTGAAAGCCTGTGGTTTTCGCCCAGCGCGGCACCAGCGCGATTAATTTAAAAACCCCCCTTGCGTTTGTCGCCGTATTCTTATACGGTGCTTAAAGGGAAAGGAACTTGAAATGAAAGCATTAAAACACGATACCAGAATCACCAGCGCGGGAATGGCAGTGGCCATGCGAACCAAGGACAGAAAACCGCGCTTCATGGTGGTGGGAAATCCTGATATTCAGATGACACCTGGCACCATGCGCCTTTTGACCGATGAAGAACGCGCCCAGATGAGTCTGCCGGATGATTGGTGGCAAAAGAACCCGCCAATCCTGCACGCGCACCACCAGCCCACTTGGTCACAAGGAAACGGGCGCATACGGCGCGCGCTGCGCTATATCGGCGCGGCGGCTGTTCTGTTCGCCCTGATCATCGGCTTCATGCTTCTGGCGGTGGATGCCATCGACCGTGAAGCTGCATGGCGTGAAGAACGCCTGTGCCGCATTTACGGCGTGTGCAATCCAAACGCCGGCCCATAATTCATAACTGCTTTCTTGGGAAAGGGAAAAGCAATGTCATATCAGCTTCCACTGGATAACGAAATGATCGTGGACAACTTCGCCGGCGGCGGCGGCGCGTCATGCGGTATTGAAGCGGCGCTGGGCCGCCCTGTAAACATCGCCATCAACCATGACCGCGTGGCCATCGGGATGCACGCGAAGAACCACCCTTTGACAGATCACCATTGTGAAGATGTGTGGCAAGTGAAGCCCCGCGAAGTCACCAAAGGCCGGCCGGTGCTGCTGGCGTGGTTTTCTCCCGATTGCAAACACCACAGCAAAGCGCGCGGCCAGAAGCCCGTGAACAAGAACATCCGCGGGCTGGCGTGGGTCGCATTGCGCTGGGCCGCCACTGTGCAGCCGCGCATAATCATGCTGGAAAACGTGGAAGAATTTCAGGATTGGGGGCCTGTGGTCCATGCCCGCGATGAAAAGGGCCATCTGCGCTATAACAGCGATGGCAGCAAGGTGATGATGCCGGATGCCGATCGCCGCGGCATCACCTTCCGTTCCTTTGTGAACGCCCTGAAGCGCAACGGGTATGAAGTTGAATGGCGCGAACAGCGGGCCTGCGATTATGGCGCGCCGACCATCCGCAAGCGCCTGTTCCTGATCGCCCGCCGTGATGGCCTGCCGATCATCTGGCCCAAGCCCACCCACGGTAAGAAGGCGAACAAGTCGCTGGGCGTGAAGCTGTACCGCACCGCAGCGGAGTGCATCGATTGGGATATTCCGTGCCCTTCCATCTTTGACCGCAAGCGCCCGCTGGCGGTGAACACCCTGCGCCGAATCGCCAAGGGCCTTGAAAAATTCGTGATCAATAATGCGGATCCGTTCATTGTTCGGGTGAACCACACGGCCAGCTATTATGAACACTTCCGCGGGCAATCCATCCATGATCCGCTTGGCACAGCAACCCAGGTCAATGGATTTGCCTTGGCGCAGCCCACGCTGGCGCCTTTCATCACGGAACACGCCAACGGCAGCAACCAGCGCAATATGGCGATGGATGAACCGACCGCCACCACCACAGGCAAGGCCGACACCGCGGTGATGTGCCCCACGCTGATTCAGGTCGGCTATGGCGAACGCGAAGGCCAGCAACCCCGTGCGCTTGACCTTGAAAAGCCCATTGGCACGCTGGTGGGCGCTGGGAAGCACGCAATCGCCGCGGCCCATGTGATGAAATTCAGGCACGACTCTGGCGGTTCGGATATGAACGCGCCCCTTCCAACGATAACGGCCGGCAGCTTCATTAAAAGGCCGGGCGGCGCGGGCCATGCAATGGGGGTTTGTAACGCCTACATCACGAAGCTACGCGGCGACAACGTGGGCCACCCTGCTGATGAAAGCCTGCACACGGTTTCCGCAGGCGGGCAACACCACGCGGTTTCCATGCCTTTCATGGTTAAGTATTACGGCAACGGGGATGGCAAAGAACCCCACACGCTGGATAAGCCGCTGGGCGCTATCACCACCAAGGACAGATTCGGCCTTGTGGATTCGTGCGTGGATTTCCCGCCCCTTACACCCGACCAGATCGACCGTGCCCGCCAGGTGGCCGACCTGATGCGCGAGTTCGGATATTGGGATGATCGGGAATTCGTCACCGTCATGCTGGATGGCGTGGAATTGGTGGTGGTCGATATTGGGATGCGTATGCTGGCCCCGCGCGAACTGGCGCGCGCGCAGGGCTTCCCCGATTCCTACATCATCGACCGCGCCCTGATCTGGGATGAAGCCACCGGCGCCTATGTGGAACGGCAGCTGACGAAAACCGAACAGGTGCGGATGATCGGCAATAGCGTTTCGCCCGAACACGCCAAGGCGCTTGTGCTGGCCAATGTGCCCCGCTGGGCCATCCAGCCTGCACAGCACGCGGTGGGGGCTTAAATGGCCTGCCATCATTGCCTGCCGGGCAAAACCTGCCCGCACCTGAAGGAAGTTTTCAGCCGCCATGCCGCCACGCGCAGCCAAAAGATGCGCCGGCGCGCGGAAAGCTGGAATTCATGGGTTTACGAAAAAGAAAAAATGAACGGGAAGGAACTGAAAAAATGACACTCGAAAAAATCAAAATTCCAGCGCGTCCGGGGCTTGATCCGGTCACGGCATACTTTGACGATATGGGGCCGGGCGAAGGCCGCGTGGTTCTGGTGTGCTATGATCTGGCCATTCAGGCATATTGGGGCGCGATGGGCGATTGTTCCGTGAAGGAATTTTTCGCCAAGTGCGGCGTGGATTATATCTGCAACCGCATGGGCGGCAGGCATTACAAGGCTGGCAAGTCTGATCAAAGCTATATGCAAAAGATCGTCACCGCCGTGCATGAAAACCTGAACCAGAAGGAAACCGCGTAATGAGCGAAGCATATCCACTGAACTGGCCGCATGGCTGGCCCCGCACCCCGCTTGACCAGCGCGAACGCGGCTATCAATTCAAACAGGCCGCCAGCGCAGGCAGCTGGGGCCGTGGCCTTGTCACCTTCGCGGTGGCGCGGGATAAACTTTACACCGAACTTGAACGCCTTGGCGCAAAGTCTGTGATCGTTTCGACAAACCACCAGCCGGACAAGTACGGCATCCCGAAGGAAGAAAAGCGCCGCGTGGCTGATGATGGCGTGGCGATCTATTTCCAGCTGAACGGGCGCCCTATGGCGATGGCCTGCGATCGCTTCGACAATGCGGCCGCGAATATGCGGAGTCTGGGCCTTGGCATTGAAGCCATGCGGCAGTTGGCCCGACACGGCGGCGGCCAGATGATGGAACGTGCTTTCACGGGCTTTGCGGCCCTGCCAGCGCCGAACACACCAGTGCGCCATTGGTCAAGCGTTCTGGATGTGGCCACGATGGCCACGGCTGATGAAATTCTGGCTGCATACCGCCGCATGGCGAAGAAATACCACCCGGATGCACCAGGCGGCAGCCATGAACGGATGGCTGAAATTAACGATGCGCTGGCACAGGCCCGCGCGGAAGGGAAGTGTTCAGCATGAAAAACCAGCATGGAATGGAAGTAGTGGTGGAAAAGTCACCTGAAGATGGCCGCGTTTTTATCGCGGTGGGCGGTGTTCAGGTGGAATTTCATTCCGATGATGTGGGCGTTTCCGTTCAGATCGTGAAGGGGAACGCGGTTCTGGCCGAATGTTCCGCTGATTATGACGCCTGAAAAATACCCCGCCAGCTTCGCTGATGCCACCCACGGCTTGGTGCTTCGAGCATCATCATGGGAAAGGCACCTTTTCGTGATGTGCCGCATCACGCGCCGGCCGGCGGGGATGATCTGCATAGAAAATGCAGGCGGGCAAACCTTCACCTTCAGCATCCAGCGCGATGAAAAGGGGAAAGAGTTCGGGCACCTGATTCAGTCCGGGCAAGGCTATGATGGGCGCGGAACCGGCCCCAAGCGGTTCAGGGTTGTGCCTTTCAACCCAGATGAAGGGCAGAAAACGGGAAAAAACAGATGATTGATATTAACGAAATAAACGTGGGCGATCGGGTGGAATATCACGATGGCAAAACCGGCGTGGTGAAGGTGATCTGCGAAAAAATCGTGGATGGCGTGAATCAGCCAGCGGATGAAGGCGTGCTGATGCAGGCCCGTTTCATGGTCGATCTGGAAGGCGGCGGCGGGCGCTATCACACCCACCGCAAGGATGGCGTTTCACACGCGGCACAGGCCGGCGACATTGTGGCCATCAGGAAGGAAGCGGCATGACGGAACCAACCTTTCGGGAAATCCAGATGTGGGCGTGGCGCCGTGATAATCGCCGCTATCCTCTTGTTTCCACCGTGGCCGAAGCCGCGAAGCGATTCAAAGTCACCGTGGAAAAGATCGTTGAAATTGTCGGGCACACTGGCCCTTATTTCTACATCGTGGGCGATGGCCCAGAAGCAATTTTTGAACATGATGGGGATTAAAAAATGTCTGATCTGATGCCATATCCTGCCGGCGGCGCCGGCTTTCAATCACATTCCGAAACCAGCCGCGCAGCGGCACACGGGCGCAAGCGTTCAGGTGCCCAGCGCGAATCGGTGTTTGACTTCATCGCCGGGCAGGGCCAAACAGGTGCCACAACCGATGAAGTGAAGGCGGCGCTGCTGGCGCGCGGGGTGATCGGCCCAAATTCCATTATGAGCGCCCGCGTGCGGGAACTGGAAATGGATGGCCGTGTGGTAAAAACCACCATCACGCGCGACACCAGCGCGGGCTTTGCGGCCAATGTCTATGTGACAGCCGAAGTTTTCCAGCTTGGCGGCTATGAAAGGGATTTTCAGAAAGAAAAGCCCGCGGGGAAGGAAAAGGCCCAATCTGCCGAACTGGTGGCGCGCGAAATACTGGCGGCGCGCATGGTCAAGGCGCTTTCAGGCTACACGCTGCATGGCGGTCGCTTTGGCGACACAGCGGCGCAGATTATCATTGATCAGGTGCTTTCCAGTTATTCCAACGGCATGAAGGTGGTGTGATGTTCAGCTATGAATGGCAGCGTTATGGTGGCCTGATAAAGCACCACGGGATTCCGATGTATCTGGGAACCGAACTGATCACGCCGTGGTCGCTGGTGTGGTGGTGGCCGGTTAACTGGTTCATCTTCATCTGGGCCTGCGGTATAGCATTAAGGGAAAAGGTGAAAAAGCATGGCAAAGGTTGATAAGAAGGCCACGGCTGCCCAGCGCGAATTCCTTCCCACTGGCGCACGCATCGCGCAGTTATCGCATGACCTTCACAGCATGGGCGCGCACCAAGCGGCCCGCCATGTTCAGCAAGCTGGCGATATTTTCCACAGCGATGTGGAAAGAATTTTAAAATTAAGAGGAAAAAAACAATGACTGAAACAGCCCAGCGCGTGGCGGCATGGCGTGAAACAGGCCGCACAGGATCATCCAGCAAAACGATGGCGGCCCACCTGATGGGCGAAACTGTGCCTTCGCCTTCCTATCCGCATGATGCGGCCGATTTCGGGCGGTGCCTGGCGCTTCTGGATGCCGTGCCGGAATTCCGCGCGCGCATCGGTGAAATGGCAGAACTTTCTGGCTATGTCGGGGAAGTCTGGGGCGCGCTGGCCGAAAATTGGGCCACGCTGGAAGAACTTCACGGGCAGATGCCTGAATCCTGCACCACGGCCATGAAGGCCATCCTGAAGCCAATAGAGGAAGCCAGCGGGCGCGTGGTTCGGCTTGGCGGCAATGCTTCGCTGCACCTTCCTGACAACCCGCTGGGCAACATGATGAAGGAAGGCATGGAAATTTCCTATGCTGCCGCGGTTAAGGCGTGCGTGGATGCTGGGGAAGTCACCCACACCATCATCCAGCGCGCCACCGGCCTGAACACGGAAATGCAGGCCCAGATCATCCAGCGCATGACAAAGGATGGTTTGGTGGAACCCACCGGCAAAAATGGAAAGCTGTTGCTGACAAAAAAGGCTATACAAGCCATAGGCATAGCGGATAAAGTGCAAGAGATTGCAGAAGCAACGGGAAAACCGGCCGCACAGGTGCTGGATGCCGCCAAAAAGGCGGTGGGCATCGGCCACAATTCAGGGGAAAAAGCTGTGGATAAGCAGGAAGAAATGATGAATCAGGCAAAGGGCACCGCCGAAGGTGAGATTTCCGGCCAGCGCCTGAAATCGTTCATTGAACGGGTCGAGCGCCTGGAAGAAGAAAAGCGCACGCTGGGCGAAGATGTGCGGGATGTATATTCAGAAGCAAAATCACAGGGCTTTGAACCCAAGATTATGCGGAAAATCGTGGCACTTCGCCGGTCAAACCTTGAAAAGCGGCGGGAAGAACAGGAAATTCTTGATCTTTACATGGCCGCCATCGGCATGGCCGAATAAAGGAATCCCCCGCCCAGCGCGGGGGTTTCTTTTTGACCTTTTCCACCAGCGCGCTAAACTGTCTTAAACCTGATATAAGGGGGATATGAATGATTGATTTCCTTGAATTTATGCTTTCGGCATACGGCCTGCCGCTGATCCTGTGGATGGCGTTTCTTTCGCGCCTGTCCGGGGGCGGCTTTTTCGCACCGCTTCTGAACAAGCGTGGCGCAGTTGGCGATGATGGCAAAGACTTGGGCGGGGTGATCCCGTTCATCAGCCTTTCCATGCTGCCGGAAATCATCTTTGGCATCACGATGGGTGCGTTCTTCTTCTATGTGCTGCATTATTGTGGCGTGCCGGAATGGCAGCTGATCACCCGCGGCGGCCAGTATGCGATCGGGCCGTGGGTTTCAGGCATCATTTCCTTGGCGGTGGCCGTGCGGTGCTATCTGTGGATGGAAACAGGGCATGGCATCGTTCTTCCGTGGGGCGGCCTTCTGCCCTATGCCCAGCGCTTCCGCACGCAAACCCTTTCCCCTGTGGTCGATTGGCTGGCCGACAAGCTGGGTATCCAGAAGGTGCAGGAAGATGGCTATTCCCGCACACTGAACTATTGCCGCCTGTTCATGGCTGTGAAGGGCCTGCTGATCGGCCTGCCCTTCGGCGGCCTTATCCTGATGGTCTGGTGGCCAGCGGCCTACGAAATGGGCGCCAGGTTGCGCGGGAAGGTAAAATTCGACTCCCACGCCTTAACCGAAATGGTGGCAGGCGCTGGCACAGGCGTGCAGATCGCCGCAGGCGTGGCGCTTCTGAAATGGCTTGCCCGATTGATCGGCATCGCATAAAATCCAAAGGCTTGCGCGCACCCTTTCCCGTCTGCGCTGAAACTGTTCAGGCCCGCCCGTAAAAAGGCGGGCCTGAACTTCAAACAGCCCCTTAATTTGTCGTAAACAACATTATCACATCGCTGGGAACAGGCACCGACCGCGATGTGGTCATGGTCGAATTCACCGGCACCCCTACCCTCACCCACCATGCCACCAACCTTCCCCTGCCCAATAACGCCAATATCTTGGTGGAAGCCGGCGACAAGGCTATTTTCGCGCGCCGCGGCAGCGCGGGCAGCGGGCAGTGGGATCTGATCAGCTATCTGCGGAAATCTGGCCGTTCACTTGTCGGTGCAGAAAAATTGCAGGCCAATCCAGCCAACCCAACAGGAACATCATCAGCCACAAAAGTGCATATGGGTGTAGGCCAGACTTTTACGCCAAGAAAAACAGGCAATATTCTTTGCATTATCAGCGGCACTTGCGGCACAGTCACCAATAAAGCAACCACCATTTCATTGCGATATGGAACTGGATCGGCGCCTGCCAATGGCGCCGCAGAAACGGGTTCATCAGGAAATGCAGATATTACTTGCGGCAACGCATCTGCAAACGCAGACGGAAAGCCTTTTAGCCTGAATTCTGTTATATCTGGCTTAACAATTGGAACAGCTATATGGGTAGATTTTTCTGCGGCACTTTCAACTGCCGGGGGAACCACCACATTCAGCAATATTTCAATTTCAATTGTTGAAATATAAGCAGATCAGCGCGCATCGACTATCTTGGAAATGCTTTTCTTGTCGGCATTGCATGATGCCAGCGCCTTATCCTGCGCGTGCATAAACACGCCCAGATCGTTATCGGTCATGGTGTTTTCATCAGGGGGTGGTGGGGCTGGGGTTGGCTTCAGGTAAACCGCTGGCACGCTTTGAGTCACCGGCTTCACTGGCTGGTGCCCCTCTAAGCAACCGGACAGCGGCACGCAAAGGCAAACTATTGCGGCCGCAAGCGCTATCCGGCAGCTTCCTGATTTCATCGACCGTGGCAGCATATTTCTGTTCCCTTTCCAGTGTTTCGGTGATGGAAGCCTGAAGGGCATCCACCGTGGTTTTGTGGCTGGCTTCCAGCGCGATATTGGCGGCCACCAGTTCAGTGTTTGCCGCCTTCAGCGTTTTCACTGCGGCGCGGTTCTGTTCGGCGTTCCTGATATAAAGCAGGATGGCGCCGGCCACGGCGGCGATCACCAGCGCAAGAATGATATTCTTCCACGGCAGGGCCTTCAGGGCAGCGAACTGAATCATGGGGCACCTACGATGTGAAGGGTGAATTCAGGCGGCAGAAGGCCGCGCAGCTTGTCCAGAGTGGCACGGGAATTGACGATGCCCGGCACGCCGCCGATCACACCCTTTGCAGAACCCACAAGGATGCAGCCCTGTGTGTCTTTGTGGGTGTTTCCAGCGTGAATAAGGATTGCTTCGCGCGGTGCGGTCTTTCCCAAAATCCACACGTTCTTATATTTTGTGCCGCTGTGTGGGCGCACGGGATATGCACCTGGCGGGATGCAGGAAATTCCCTTGGCATTATTGCGATCAGGATCTTCCAAGGTTAGGCACACGGCCTTGCCATCGATGTAAAAGGTTCCGAAAACGCCGTTTTCAGTGCTTTTTTCGCGGATGATTGTGAATTTTTCCATGCCGTGCCTTCCAGCTTCCGGCATTGGCCGGCTATTTCGTGAACTTGTCAATCAACTGATCCAGCCCGCGTTTCAGCATCTGGAAAACAGCGCCCTTGTTCAAGATCATAGCATGAAGGCCATCGCGCGCCAAGATTGCCGAACAGCCCGTGATCGCCAGCGTGACAAAATCAGGTGCATCCAGTTCCATAGCGATGCCGCCGGCCAGCACCCCAATGGGGGCCGAAACGATGAAAAGGGCCAGCCAGTGCCTTATTCCGCGCTTTTCGGGCATGATAATGGACTCCATCAAACCACATATGACCGACACGAAAAAAAGCAAGATCAGATCGGGCAGCTGTGAAAAAAGTCGTTCAAACATCTAACGCCCCCCATCCTGTTTTGGTTTCGGCCCTTCATAGTGTTTCAGCACCAAAAAGGAAAAAAGGTGCCATCCGATCATGCACAGCCCTTCCAGCGCATGATAGAACGCAAAAATGAATTCTTGTTTGCTGGGCAAAAATCCCAGATGCCCATCCATAAGATAGCGAAACAGCGCCAGCACAATCAGCATATTGGCCACGGTGGATAGCACTGTGAGGATATAAATCGCTTCAACGGGGCTTTTAAGCAGACGGGTGACACGGCTGGCTTCAAACCTGTTCTGATGCACTGCAATAACAGCAAAGCCCATGACAAGGCTGATGCAGTGGAAAACAACGGCTGACCAGTAAACGTGCCCGAACAGGGAAATATAATCTTCAATCATGCCCGGTTTTCTTAATGGAAGGTTAAGGCCCTTCCGGGATGGTATCACCGTTTTCCAGTTTTTTAAACCTTGGATTTTCCCAGCCGGATGCCATCGCTTCAGCGGCGGCGTTCGCGCCCGCCTTCTTTTCCTTATTGTGAATATATCGGCTGGTGGTTTCCATGCGCTTGTGGCCCAGAAGATCGCCAACCTGGCGCTGTGAAAGCCCGCCTTTTTCGTGTGCATAGCTGCCGGCCGTGCGGCGCATATCGTGGACGGTGAAACCCTCGATCTTCAGCGCCTTCCGCATGGCTTCCCACTGGCGCCATGTCCAGCTGATGGCCTTGCGCTTGGTGGTAGCGCTGGGGAATATGAAGCCGGTTTTCGGGCGGCCCAGCGCCTTGTGCAGGGCCTTCAGGATCACCAGCGCGCGCTGGGGCAGATATACCACCCGCCCGCCGGTTTTATTGTCGGGCAGAATATAGACTTCTGCGGCCCATTGAATCCATTCCCAGCGCCCAAGTCGCCATTCATCACGGCGCAGGCCCGTTAAAAGCAGAAGGGCGAAAAGGTCAACATAGCGCCAGCCCGCCTTGCGGTTGCGCTTGTATTCATCGAAGGAAGCATAAAGGCGCTGGTTTTCATCATCGGACAGGATGCGATCGCGGCCGCCTTCCTTGAACCGGCGCGCCTTCCTGAACGGGTGGTTTTCAATGCTGGCACCATGCCAGCGCAGGGCCACCAGCACCAGCGCCACGCATCGGTTGAACGTGGCAGGCTTCTTTGCCAGCCGGCGGCGCAGGCGGTTCACATCTTCATCAGAAAGGCTTTCCACGGCGCTGGAACCTATGCACGGCAATATATGGGCGTTCCAAAGGGAATCATATCCGGCCATCGTCTTTGGCTTCAGTTCACCTTTCCGCAGGCGCTGGTGCGCTTCGGCCAATTCCCGCACTGTGGCGATGGTGCCGTGCCCTGCGAACGGATCCCTGCCTGAATATAGCGCAGCCAGGCGTTCCTTGGCCTGCGCCCGCGCTGCCGCAACTTCCAGCACCGCGCATCGGCCCAGCGTCATAATGCGCTGCCGGCCGGCGATGCGGTAGCGCAGCACATACGCCTTCACGCCCGCGCTGGTGCAGCGCACGCCGAAACCGGGCAGTTCACTATCCCACAGGTAAACGAATTGCCCGCCTGTACGGTCTGGGCCAAAGGTCAAGGCATCGATGCTGGCGCGGGTTATCTTAGCCATGCTGGTGTTTTCGGGTTCACGCTCTTGGGTTTCAGCGCCTTCAGCCGTTCCATGATGGTATCAAAGGGGGGCAGTTCTTCCCCGAATTCTGCGGCGCACCATTTTTTAAACAGGTGCTGAAGGCTGCAATCGCCCGCCTTGAACATCCAGCTGCCGGATGGTGATCTGGTGGCCTGCATCTGGCTATGACTATCAAGGCGCACATAAATGCGCTGATCCGTCACCTTTCCGCTGATGCTTAATTTTTCCCACCAAGTCACCTTGATCATGCAGGCACCGTGCGGATGGCTGCGGCGGTTTTATAGGCGGCAAGGCGCTTCTGCACGCGCTTTAGTTCCTCGATCAGAAGGGCCTTTTCGGTGTTTGCCTTGTGGTTCGGGCTGGGCAGGGCGGTTGCAATGTTGATGGCGCTGGCGGTCAAGCGTTCGATTGCTTCGGCGTTTTTTGCATTGTTCATGGCGGTGGCTTTTCGGAAATAGGGTGAAGCGCCGGCGGTTGTCTATCATTTTTCCGGTTTTTTGAGAGTCAAAACCCTTTGACTCTCGCGGATGAAAGACAACCGCCCTGCCACAGGGTTTAGGCCAAGGCGCGCTTGGCTTCATTCACGGCATCATTCCAGCCGCGCACCGCGGTGGGATGTGCGCGCATCAGTTCGCGCACCGTGTGTTCATGGGCCAGCAAGCCTTCCAGAGCTTCCTTCACGCTCTTGGGCTTGCCAGGTGCTTTTTTGATGATGCCGGCGCCCTTGGTTTCCAGTTCGGTGACAACTTCCGAAATCTGGGCTTCGCGCGCCGCATCCGGCAACTGGTTCCATTGATCAATGGTCAATCCAGTGCGGCGGTGCGCTTCACATACCACATCACCAAGCGGAACCTTCCCGCCTTCGCCAAGATCAAATTCAGATGGCTGGCGATCACTGCCAATAAGTGTTTGATAATGGGATTCATCCTCGCCTTCTTCTGCACCTGGCACGGGCAGCTTGGTGACGGATTGCTTCAGGCCGGTGGCTTTTTCTGCCGCCTTTACCTGTTTGGCCGCCAGTTCCTCGTTCTGATCTTCAGAAAGGGGTTTTTCAGGCTGCACAGGCTGCGCGCCGCCGCCCAGCGCGGCATCCAGTTTCACTGCGGTGGCCGCGGTGGAATCATCAGCGCCATCGCCGTTTTCGCCCAGCGCGGGCGGTTCATCAGAATCGCCTTGGGTTTGAACAGTCTTGCTGGCGTCATCTTCGCCCGGGCCGCCTGCGGCTTGGCCATCGGCGCCTTCGGTTTCAGCGCCTTCAGGGGCGGCAGGCGCGCTGTCATAACCGTGATACTTCAGAATGGCTTCCTGAATGTCGCCTTTCTTGTCACGGCCTTCCAGATTGATTTTTTCGCGCTGCGCGTGTTGGCGCAGCTGTGGCACCGTCATTTCATCGATTTCCTTGACTGTGGGGATTTTCTTGCTCATGGCGTGTTCCTTTATGCTATGATGGGTGGATGAAAAGCCCCTTTTTCAGAGCCTGCAAACCCACAATGGCACGGTTCTTTTCGCGCGTCAATGTAAGCGCTATATAAGCGCGTGCAGAATTTTCTATTTTTCCATTGTTTTCCCATAGGTTAGGAACAGATTACACCCTTCATGCGTTCTGGGGTGTTAGGCGCTGTTCTTAATGTTATACATCGGAAATCATTGCGCTTTCTGGCTTTTATCCCTTCTGTTGTCCTAACAGAAGGGATTGCCCTGCTTTATCACCGTATTTTTATACGGAAGAAAGTTCTTGCACCGACCAGCGCGCGCTGGTAATTTCATCATCAGATGGGAAGGCGGCACCGGGCCGCGCCACGGTGTTTCATCGAAGCCACCGCTGGCTGGGGTTCAAATCCCCGCCCATCACTTAACCTTAACAAAGAGGAAAACCACATGACTCCCATGACAGCAGGCCGCGCAGCATATGAAGCCTATTGCGCCACCACGGGCTGGAAATCGGCCGTAACGGGCGCCGACCTTCCGCAATTCGTGGACACGAAACCGGAAATTCAGGAAGCGTGGGAAAACGCCGCTGCCGCCGCGATCAATTTCCACGGCCCCGGCGAACAAGCCGCGGCATAACCGATGCCCAGCGCGGCCCTGAAAGGGCTGGCGGTCTATCCTGCGCGCCTGCCGCAGTCGGTGGATGCAAACAGCGGGCAGAGGGGGCGGGGCGCCCTGCCCCCTCTTTAATTTTCAAATAAAGGACGGGAATCCTATGCACATCAAAATCGGAACCACAGGCCGCGGTTGGGCCATCGCTGAATTCGCTGATCGCTATGGCGCAGCGTGTTCCATCCAAAAATCATCCCTTGCCACCGAAAACGCGATATGGCTGGGCGTGGATGATGCCGATCCCAAAATAATGGCGCGCGATGCCGCGGCGCATGGGGTAGCCACAGAAGAAACGGTGGGCTGGGTTCCATTCCCGATTCCGCAGGCCGTTCAGCTTCGCACGCGGATGCACCTTACACAGGAACAGGTGGCTGAACTTTTGCCGATTTTGCAACACTTCGCGGAAACCGGCGAACTGCCCGAAAAGGCCCCCTGCGCGGTGGGTGACGATTGTGAAGAATGTCGGGATGAAAAAGACAGTCAGGCCGCCGCTGTTGATGCCGCGGAAACCCTGCTTAGGCACAAAATAGGTGCGGCGCTGTATGAAAAATTTGAGGGAGTCAGGTTCACGCCAGAAAACATCGAAACGGTCAAGGCCCAAATGGTGCAAGTGATCGCCGCGGTGATTCAGGAAGTGGTGCCACCGCATATCCCGATGCCGGAAGTTTCCATTGAATTTGACAAGGATACATGCGGGCTGAACATCGAAATCAGCGCGCCGCCGCGGCCTGTAACGCTTGAATTCAAGGTCTGAAGATGCGGCCCGCGATTGTTAAAACAGGGTGACACCATGAAAGCCTATTTGCGCGGCCTGCGCCGCCGTTATATCGTGTGGATGGCACGCCGCCTGCCGGAATACAAAAGCGAAGAATTCAGGGCGATCATGCGCGCGGAACGGCGCGCATGGGCCGCCCATGATAAACGGCAACGGCCCCGCCGCTGAAGCGGGCCAAAAGGAAGGAAGAAAGCTATGGCAAAGAAGAACGCCGAACAGCAACCCGTGACAAAGGAATCCATCGCCGCTGAAAATGCTGCCGCAGCTGAAGCGCAGGCTGAACAGGCACCTGAACCGAAGTGCTATGACTTTGAAGGCATCGTGCGCGCGCTGGGTGAACAGGGCATTTCCAGTGTCACCCTAAAGGACTTCACCGCAGATCCTGAATCTGGCGCGCTGGTCGGCAAGGTGTTCAAGGTCGATGGCGATGTGCTGGCCGAAGTGCGCCTGGCGGGCGATCGCGTGGTGGTTCAAAGCCACTGCGAAATCTAAAAAAGCCTTGATATTATAGAGAAAGCCCCGCTTCGGCGGGGTTTTCTTTTACCTAAACAACATTATCACATCGCTGGGAACAGGCACCGACCGCGATGTGGTCATGGTCGAATTCACCGGCGCACCCACCCTCACCCACCACGCCACCAACCTTCCCCTGCCCAATAACGCCAATATCGTGGTGGAAGCAGGCGACAAGGCGATTTTCGCCCGCCGCGGCAGCGCGGGCAGCGCGCAGTGGGATCTGATCAGCTATCTGCGGAAATCGGGGTTGGCGCTGGGCAGCCCGAAAACTTACATTGCCACGAATTCCACATATTCGACTGGCACCAGCGCCATCCCGACCGATGGAACGGTGCCGCAAAGCAGTGAAGGCACGGAAATTCTCACCACCACCTTCACGCCCAGCCCGGGCACAAAGCGCCTGAAGATCAGCGCAAACACCAATGTGAACATAGGTTCAACGGGTGCATATGGTGCGCTGGCTATTTTCACAAACGATAGCGCCAGCGCTTTGAACGCCCGCGGCTTTTCAACGGTGAACGCATCAAACAACACCTTTGGGATTGGCTGTGATGCCATATATACACTGCCCGATCTGGGATCAATCACCATTTCCGCACGTATCGGGTGCAGCGGCACCTGGCGCGTGAATGGTGATAGCACCGGCACGATGTTTGGCGCCGCCGGCGTGTCGACTCTCATTGTCGAAGAACTTATGGATTAAGAAAGGGTTAATATGTCCAAGATCACCGATGCCATCGCCCACGCATATCCGGGCCTTCAATTTTCCATGATCAATGATGATCCGGCCACTATTGTGTGGGCCGATAAAGAACAGGCACTTTCCAGCGCCCAGATTGCGGCCGCCGTGGAAGATTTTGACAAGGCCCAGCGCCGCCGCGAAATCATCGCTGAACTGGCCGATATTGATCTGAAATCAATCCGGCCGCTTCGCGCCGGTGAAGGCGACAAGGTTCAGGTGCTGGATGATCAGGCAGCCGCCCTGCGCGCTGAACTTGCGGCGCTTTAAAGCCCTGCCAGTTCTTCACGCAATAATTGGGCCTGCCTGTCTATTTCTGCCAGTCTATCCCCCTCCCCTGCCCTTAAAGGCCGGATGCTGGCTAGATCAAGCGATGAAAGTTCTAAAATTATTTCGGCGCGCCGGCTCTCTTTTTCCACGGCAGGGGAGGGGGCGGGATTGGCATAATTACCATCTGACTGAAGGACTTGCCCCGCAATAACATCATCTGGCGCCGCCACAAAACCTTCCTGTGGTGACAGGGAAACGCTTTGAACCACTCCATTTTCAATCTGAACAAACTTCATTTTTACCCCTTATAAGTATTTCTTTATGTGAACCATATTCATACGCTCTGTGAAGCCACTCACGTTGAAAGTGGGCTGTGCGGTGCTGGCGCTTTTCGGATATATTTCAATTCTGAAAGTTTTACCGGCAGCAATGGTGAAAAACCATCGATGGCTTCCAAAACCTTTCATTGCTACGTTTGATTGGTTTTTATCGTTAAGGCCGCGCCCTACCTCAACAGAGTCGGTTACGTTATAAAGCCGCGCAACAGGATCAACCGTGCCCGTGCTATAAATGGAAATAAGGGCCTCAATATCATAAGTTCCAGCGGGCAGGGTGAACTGATTGCTTGCCAGTGTCACAATGCTATCGTCATCTGACTCTTCTGTGTTTAATGGCACTGTTTGCCATGAACGCGCGCTATAAGTAACCCATGAGCTGCCTTGTGCTAGTTCATGCACCAACCTTGCATATTTTACAGGTTCTGGCGCTTGAAGTGCTTTTCCCGATTTCCGCAGATAGCTGATCAGATCCCACTGCGCGCTGCCCGCGCTGCCGCGGCGTGCGAATATCGCCTTGTCGCCTGCTTCCACCACGATATTGGCGTTATTGGGCAGGGGAAGGTTGGTGGCATGGTGGGTGAGGGTAGGGGTTCCGGTGAATTCGACCATAACCACATCGCGGTCGGTGCCAGTTCCAAGCGATGTGATAATGTTGTTTCCGGAAACTGAAATGAAGTGAGAATCCGCGGCGCCAATGTTCGTGGTGGCGGCTGATGCAATCGTGGTGCCCTTGCGCTGAAGCACGCCAAGGTTGGCGCGCGCCGCGGCATAGTCGGCCAGCCCGGTCAGGTTGTCGGCCTTGTACATATCGCCGCCGGTGGCCAGCGCCTGAATGGCTTGGCCCAGCTGGGTCAGGTCGCCATCATCAGGAGTCAGGCCCGCCAGAACGATAGCGGCGACAATCTCGCGCATCGGGTGTTCGATAGCTTCCGCAGGGGGAATGGAACCTTCCGTGCTGGTGCTGGGGTTGGCGTTGATATAGGGGCGATCAGGATCCGCTTGGTTCCCGTTAATCGGCGGCACATAATACATATTATTCCCTACCCTTCATAGCTGAAAATTACCTCTGTGTGCGCGGGCTTCAGCTTGTTAATAATACACTCTAAATCATCCGCATTGTCAATCTTGGCCAGCGGATCCTTGCCAAGTTCAGACTGTGAAACGCGTAACCATGTCACGCGCGGTTCCAGAACTTCCACCCGCCAATAATAGCGCAAATCCAGCAATTCCGTCACGCCATATACCACGGTGCTGGCGCCAATTTCTTCTTCCACCAGCCCACATTCGGACAGGCCGCACACGAAGGGCCGGAATTCCTTGAAAATGGTTTCATAGCCCAGGGCATCGGCTTGCTGCTTAAAATATCCGGTTGATTGCCCGCCTATGGCTGTCAGCTTCTGCACCACGCGGTTCCGGCGTTCTTGAATGGTCTGGCTAGGCGCAAAAACACATTCATCAGGCAGGCCGGTGATGCGTTCCCAATCGGTCAGGGTTTCCAGCGCCGTGCGCGGGTCGGCTTCATCCAGCATATTACCCACGCGGGAATCCACGCGGTTAAGTTCAAGGGAATAGGCTTCCACCATCGCATCGCGCTGGGCAGCGCCTTCACGCGGCCATGCAAGGCCCGTGGGCAGCAAGTTCAGAAGAAGGGCTTTATAATCCCTTACACCCATGTAATCACCCCGAAGGTTGCAATCTGGCCGGTTGTGTGCGTCACATCGGCGTTGGGCACGGTCACGCTGTTGTCGTTTTCACCGGCCGCCACGGAAACCGCTTCACGGATTTTTGAAAGCAGGATGGTGCCGCCAGGCTCGGCGGTACGGCGCAGAAGATCGCGCAGGGATTCTTCAACGGCGGCGCGCACTTCGGCTGTGTCAGGTGAAATTTCAATGGTGAAATCCAGCGGCACCCCAATGGGTGCGTAAACCGTCAAATCAGCGGTGGCAGGCCGGCGGCTTGGATCATCGATATATGCCTGCACCTCGGCCACCTTCCCGGCATCGGGGATGTTATCGGGCAGGCCATCCAGAACGAATGTTAGGCCAACCGTGCCAAGCCCTGTGGGGTTGGCATAGGCCCATGCGCGCGTGACGCCCGCCACCTCTTTGGCCCACTTGACGTAATCGAAAAGCGCGCCGCCGTGCGGGGCCTGCTGGATGCGGTCAATCAGCTTTGCGCGAAGGCTTTCATCAGACTCACTGTCAAGGCCGCCAGTCAGGCCACTGGCATCAGTGGTGGCGGCAGTGGAAATGCCTGCGATGGCGTTGACCATTGCGATGGCAGAACTGCCTGGTGTGTTTCCTGCCGTGCCGGCGTTGACCGCCTTCACCGCGATGGTGACGCTGCCGCCGGAAACCGCCCCGCTGGCGGTGGTCAGGAAAAATGCGCCATCGGAACGCTTCAGGCGCGTTCCTTCAGGCACCAGCGTGCCGTTCACACCCGTGAAGATCACATTGCCGGTGGCGTAGGTGGCGGCGGTGCGCTGAACACCCCAGATGCTGGCCCAGCGCGTCATATACTCGGCTATGGCGGTATCAGGAAACAGTTGCTGGATGGCCCATGCGATATAGCCATAAACAAGATGTACGGCCCCAGCGTATGCGCGGGCCAATATTGCAAGAAAGGAACGCGCCAGCAATTTTCCTGTGGAAAGGCGGGTTTCCACATCAGATATGATGCGGGAAACAATTTCAGGAAGTGAAGGGCGATTCCATGCCATGCGCTTTTGCCTTTATACGAAATTCAACTTTATGGAAGTGTTTTGCACCTTCATTTCGCTGTATTGTGCCACGGCTTCCCACAAATAGGAATATTGCTTTGATGTGCCGCGGGCAATCGTGATGGAAAGCTGAAGGCCGAACGGGCGCACCAACTGGGATTCCACTGTCACGCTGCCAGCGATTTCATCGCGCACCATCCATTCCAGCGCAGTTTCGGCGTATTCCTTGGCGCGCTGGGCCACTTCTGGCACTACCTTTTCGCGCTGGATAAGCCATAAAAGGCTGCCTGTTTTCATGGTGTCAATTTCTGGAAGGTCGCCCCACCAGCCGCGCATCGATGTTTCGCCATCCGGCAACTGTTCAGGCACCGGCGCGCGCGCATCGGTGAAAAGGGAAATCAGCACAGCACTGGCAAGGCCGCCATCGTGCAGAAGGTCGCCGTTGTCAATTTTCACATCCGCGCCGAAGTCATACCAAAGAAGCTGTGCATCGCTCATGTTCACATCCCCTGATTGGGCGAGTCTGTCGGGCCGCCCGGATTGTTGTTTTCATTATGGGTATGGCTATTATAGATTGTTCGCATCCCCGCCATATTATTGGGGTTGGTGTCGCAAGTGTCTATAATATCGCCGGTGACTTCCAAAACGGGGGTTTCCATCCGCACCTTTTCGCTGGCTTTCACCGTCAAAGTGGCGGTGTTAATTTCGATATTATTCCCACGCTTCAGAATGATGGAATCGCCTTCATCGGTATAAATAGCCACCTCGCCTTCGGCCAGCCCCTTCAGGCGAAACCGGCGATCATCGATTGCCACGATGATTCCGTGGTCACGGCAACCGCCCACGAATACCACCGCGGCTTCTGCGCCGGCTTTCGGAACGCTGGTGAAACCGTATTCCTGAAATCGTTCCAGTTTGTCGCGGGTTTCATTGCCCATAAGGGAAACCTGCGCGGTTTGGATTCCGCTGGCATCATTGACAAGGCGCAGCACCGCGCGGCCGATCGTCAACCGGACGCGGCGAACAAGGGCATGAAGTTTGCGGTCACTGGTATTCAAAATTCATCCTCATCATCATCTTGGCCCTTGGCCAGTTCCTCGGCTTCCAGATCGGGCTGCATTTTGAAGGCATCCGGGCGAACAAGTTCAAGGGTGGTGGTGGTGCCATCATCGTTAGAAAGCCCATAGGAAACTTCCTTGATCAGCATATCACCATCCACGCCCAGCTGCGGCAGATATGCCCGCACAAGTTGGTTTTCGCGCCACGGCGCGCCATCCACATCCCAATCGGCAACCGTGCAGGAAAACGTGGTGGCCTTGGCGGCGCGCACCGCCGCTTCCCACTCTGCCCGCGCCTGCGCCAGCCCTGCATCCACCGCCACTTCGGCCAAGATGATCTTGGGGCGGTATCGGGTCACGCCTGCATCACGCGCGGAACCCTGCGGCCCTACGGCTGCTTCTTCATCCACTTCATCGGTGCCCGGCTGCTGGCCATAAACATAATAGGTGCTGAATCGGTCGGAATCGTCATAGTTCGCTGATGCCTGAATGACGTTTTCGCCCATGAACAAGCCCGCCGGCGCGCGGTCGGTGCCATAGTTCCTGATCACCAGATTTCCTTCGGAATCTGATGATGGAAGAAGCCCCCGCATCCGGCACGCGCGTTCAATGGCTTCAAAAGCACTTTCCTGCTGGAAGCTGAACTTTTTGAACGGTCGGCCGGTTTCCACCTCAAAGGAAACGGGGATGCCGAAGGGCGCAGCCACCCGTTCGATGATTTCGCGCAGGGTCAGGCCATAGACTTCCTGCGCTTCAATAAGGGTGTCAGCGTCCACCATGTCAGCTGTGCGATCGCGGCCTGTCACCATCAGGGTGTGGGCGCCGCCTGAAATATCGATTGCCACGTTAAAGACATAGCCGGAAATAACCTTGTTCCCGTTCAGAAGAAGATCACATTTTGCGCCGCGCGGAACGGGGTGTGGATCCATCTTTGTAAGGCGCAGGCGAAAACGGCCAGCCATCGAATCAATCGACCGCACCACCTCGATTTCGTGCCATCCGGTGTATGCCGTGCCGTTGATCTGCAATTCCACATCAGCCATCAGATAGCACCTGAATTGGCACGCCGCCAGGCACGAAGCCCGGATGCCGCAGTTGGTTCCGGTTCACAATATCATCGGCGCGCGTGGTGCTGCCGTATTGCTCATAGGCCACCACCAGCGCGGGTTCAGATTGACGGATAACGATATTGCGAAGGCGCGGGATAGTTTCGCTGTTTTCCGGCACTGCGGCCGCAATCTCGCGGCGCATGGCCTGCATGGCGGTATATTCATCATCGTTCTGGCTGGATTCCAGAAGGGCATCGACCTTTTGCAGCACCGCGGTGCGCGCTTCAATGGCTTCTTCATAATAGGAAAAATCACGGCCCACCAGCGCTTTGGTTTCGTTCGCCACCGCTGCGGTGCGAACAAATCGTTCCACGGTTTCAGCGTTCTGATTGATGGCGCTGGCCACCACCGATGTTCCGGTGGTTTTCTCTGTTGTGAAGTCAGAAAAGCGTGCGAAATTCGCACCGCTTTCCTTGTCACCCACGCCAAGATCAAGAACCCCGCCGAACAGGGAAATCAGCTTTCCCGCCACCCCGGCAATATCGCTGATCAGGGTCTGGCTGGGAAATGCGATTTCGGCAAGGTTGGCCACCCAATCGGCGGCCTGATTGATCTTGCTAATGCTGGTCTGGCCATTGATGCCACCGGCCAACTGGATGGCAGAAAACACCCCTGAAATATCGGAAAGGCTGCCGCCGTAGGCTTCGCGCACATATTCAGAAATGCCATCCACGTTGATGCCGCCGGTGAACAGCGTGCGGGCCACAGATAGCAGATCATCCGCGCGCATGACCGCCAACTGGTTTGGCAGGGGGGCGGCGGTTGGGAAAGACTTTGCGCCAGCTTCCACAAAGGAAAAGGTGACTTCACAAAAGCCGCCATCGCGCTGGCTTTCGCGCACGCGCAGTTCTTCTACCTTGACAGTTTTCCGGCCCAGATACGGGTGGACAAGCTGGCCCACCTCGCCACTTTCTGCGGCGTCCAGAAGGGCATCCCGCGTGGTGGTATAGTTCGCCCCCACCAGATAGCCATTGACCGACCAGCGGCGGGCCTTGCGCCCCATGTCCTCGGTATAGGGTTCATCCCGCAGCGGGTATTCATTGACCACCAGGCGCCGGCCCACAGCGGCTTCATGGTCTTGAACCTTGAACTGGATGCCGTTGAAACTCGCGGGAAGAAGGGTGTCACGCCAAGCCATCAATAACCCCCTGCCATCGCAATGCCCTGATCGACGGTGACATTGCTGTTCTGGTTTTCCACAACGCTGGCGCGGGTGCCGGCCGGCGCGTTCTTAAACGAAACTTCAACCTTCGCCTGCCCGGGCGGCGCGGCGGCGGCGCGCTGGGCCGCCGTGAAGCGCTGGCCGGCGCCCTGTTCGCTGGCGGGCACACCTTCATTGATGTTTGCGGCAGCCTGCCCAAAGCTGAAGTTTGCGGCCTTGGTAAGCCATTCCGGGGCCGTGCCCAGCTTGTTCCACAGGGCTTCAACCACCTTCAAAACGCCTTGGAAGGGGGTCAGCAAGGCATCGATGATCACCCCGCCCAGCACGAAAAGCGCGTTTCCAAGGCCGCCGGCCATCTTGACCAGAGTCATAAATTGCCAGATCAGATAAGCGAAAAGCCCGGTTAGCAGGGTGATCTGCGCGAAAAGGGCGGCGCCCGCCAGCGTGATGCCGCCAATCGCGCCGATGATGAAGGACATTGCCATTGCCAACTGGCCAAAGATCACCAGAAGCGGCCCCAGCACGGTGATGAAAAGGGCAAAATAAACGATGATCTTTTGCTGAAGCGGGGAAAGCTGGGTGAACCAGGCGGTCAATTCCTTAACCTTCTGGCCCATAAATTCTAGCTTTCCGGTCAGGTCAACTGCCTTGGCAGCTGCCTGCCCGAACTCGGCGCCAGCGAACATGACAGTATCTTGGAACGCCGCCCAGATGCCAGCAAGGGAACGGCTTTGGCGTTCCATCTGGTTTGCGAACAGGCCGCCTTCTTCCCGCATCGATTGCAGCGCGCGTTCGATCATCGGGAATTTCAGCCTGCCCTGTTCTGCCATCTTGAATATTTTCTGTTCAGAAACCCCCAGCTGCTTCGCCAGCACGCTGATGATCGGGATGCCGCGGGTTGCGAACTGCCGCAAGTCTTGCGTGAAGGCTTTGCCCTTGATCTGTAATTCCGTGTAAAGCGGAATCATTTCATCCAGCCTGCGGCCGGAACCGGCGGCAATGTCACCCAGCATCCGAAGGGTAGGAATCAGCTTTTCGGCAGATGTGCCGGCGGCCAGAAGCCCGGCGGCGGCGTTGCCAGTGTCGCCAATATCAAAAGGCGTGCTGGCGGCAAAGGTTTTAAGTTCTTCCATCAGGTCAGCGGCCCTTTCGGCAGAACCGACCAGAGAAGAAAACCTGATTTCAAGCTGTTCAAGGTTTGCCGCTGATTTCAAGGCATAGCGGCCCATCAGCGTCATTGGCAGAGTGACTTTCAGGGAAAGGTTCTTGCCAAGCTGATCAGCCTTGCGCCCTATCCTGTCCAGTTTGCTGCCAAAGGAAGCAAAGCCGCTGGTGAACTTGTCAATCGCGGAAATGATGATTTCAAGCGGGAACCGTTTTGTCGCCATCAGCTGCCCCCCTGTGCATCTGCTTCCATTCTCATGCGCTGAATCGCTAGATCATACCAAAATAGCAGATCATCCGCATCCATATCATAGAGCGTTTCAGGTGAAATGTAAAACGGTGCGCCAGCTAGGCAGGCCCAATAAGAAGAAAGTTCTTCTAGGGGCCATCCGGCAAAAAATCAGCCACCTTTTGCATGATAGCGGTCAGGTCAGTGGCAAGATCAAGTTCACCCACGAATCCTTCAGGCTGTCCGATCAGGCGGGCAATCAGCTTCAGCTGATCATCCATGTTCTGGGCCACGTTCTTCAGGCCCTTCAGGTCTTTGCCCTTGGGCCGGCGAACCGTCACTTCCGTGATACTATCATCACCCCATTGGACAGGGTGCGCCAGTTTGATAACTGTGTTTTCTTCTTTTCCCATCTTTTAGCCCTTTTTTATGTGATTTCGCGCGCCGATTCGCCGGTGAAGCGAACAGCAATATTGCCTTCCTCGGTCTGCACGTTTCCTTCGCCGCTGAAGAAGGCGTTTTTGAAAACAACCGTTTTCCCGTTCGCCAGTTCCAGCGTCACCGTGGCTTCCGTGATGTTCAGAAGCGCTTTCACATCAAGTTCGATGCGGTCGGTAATCTCGCCCTCGCAATATGCTTCCTGCGGAATCTCTTTGAAACCGTGAAGCGCATCGTGGCCAATAACGGCATCACGCTTGGGCGCGCCAAGGTTATAGGTGAACTGACCCTTCGCATCATACTGCTGGCCATCAACCTTGATGAAAATTGTACCGCCTACGCGCCTAGCCATGTGTGTTCCTCCTTAAACCAAGAACTGAATCTGAATTGCAGTGACGCGCAGCTGGTTCACCAGGTCAGGCGGCAGGCGCACATCGATGCGGTTGGGGTCGCTGATGTTGCGGGAAACAATCAGATCCTTTGCGAACTGATCGGCACCTTCCACCAAGGCGATGAACTCCCATTCCTCGAAAAGGGAAACCAGTTCTGCCTTGATAACCTTGGGCGTGACAACCGCTTGGCCGGCGCCAAAGCGCGTGCCATCGTTTGCCAGCTTGTGGCGTGGGTACTTCAGAAGCAGGCGGTTGCGAACCGACCAGCGGATATAGGAAAGCGTGAAAAGCGTTTCCACATCCAGATAAGCAGGATCATCCGCGCCAAAGGCGTTTTCCTTGTACGTGGTGACAGAACGCTGAAGGCGAACCACGCCGCTGGCGTCCGTGTAAGCCGTGGCAATTCCATCATAAAGCAGAATGTTGTTTTCCTGCATGGTGAATCGATCAGCGCGCGCCGGCGCCTTCACGTAGTTCATGGGCAGGGTTTGCGTGGGCCGCGCAGGGTCGATGGAACGCTGATATGCTTCCACCGCGGCATATGCCGCCGCGTTGGCAAAGGCTGGCGTTGGAACGCCTTTCATGCCCATGACGGTCAGGAATTTTTCGTTGTGGCTGTCGCCAAAGGTGCCAAGGTTGGCGTGCGTATCGTCTTTGAACGAATATGCCACCGCTTCGATCTGACGCAGCGGGCCAGCACGGCTTGCCAATTCCACCTTCAGGTCGGAAAGGGTTGCGCTGTCCGTCCACGGGCACACAATCACGTTATAGTGTTCATCGCCCAGAAGCGGCCACAGGGTATCAAGATCAACCGCGCCGGTGCCGCCGGTCAGTTGGGTGATGGTCACGCCAGTGCCAGCCGGCAGAACCTCGCCATCGAAATAGTTCACGCGCATATTGATGGTGTTGCCCAGAAGGCCGATTTCCAGCGCGGTGACGTTCACTTGCGTGGTGTCGCTGCCATCAACCGCAGCCGAAACTGGAAGGCCCGTGGCGGCGTTAATAGCCGCCGCAACCGCCGTTGCAATCTGCGCTGCTGTCTGGCCGGAAGCCACTGCGATCTGCAAGCGTTCGCCTGCGATATAAAGGCTGATTGTGCCCGCGGCAGTGGAAGGGCCTGTGAAAACAAGCGTGCCTTCTGCTTCTGCGCCGGAAGGGTTGCCGAATCCAGCCGCCCACAATTCTGTGATGGTGTTTTCAGTGAACCAAGCGCGCGCCATCAGGTGAAGGCTGGAACCGGGGCCGAACAGTTCAGACGCCTGCGCGGCGCTCGTGATGCGGCGGGGATTCAATGTAGTGACTGTACCGCTGGCAAGTCGCTGGCCGATCATCAAAGCCTTGAAAGGCTGAACACCTGGGCCTTGGTTCGCGCGCGTAGAGTCGTATTCCGTATAGACATACGGAACGCGAATCTGCAAAGGGATTTCATTGAAGGAAATTGCAGCATCAGCCATGAAAAATTATCCCTTCTTCTGGTTTTGCGGTTTGATGGTCGGCGCCGATGCCGGCGTTTTTTCCTCGCGCACCACCAGATCGCCATCGGAGATTCGGCGCTGGATGTAGCTGGTAAGCATCATGTTAGAACCGCCCGCAGGAATATGGCTGTTGCCATGTTCTGCGCGCACTTTAACACCATCACGGGGAATGACGAAAACCTGTTTCATGGCTTTTACTTTCTCACATTTTTAAGGTTGGGGCAAGTCAATGGATTCTTCAAAGGTCGGCGGGTCGGCTGGCGGGGCATCTGCTGGCTTAATCTGCACTTCAAATCCTTCCAGCGGGGTGGTGGCTGGTTCGTGGCGGGTCATATAGCGCAGGGCAAAGCGCAGGATCAGCGCGCCGGTGGCTTTTTCGGCGTTCTGAAGGGCCATGTCAAAGCCCGTGCATTGCAGATCATCAAGAATTTCCTTCAGTTCCGCGCTTGCTTCGGCGCGAATAAGGAAATCTTCTATTTTCTCGCCATAGTGATATAGCACTTCCTGAAGATCATCGCCGCCTTGCGCCACATAGGCAATCACCAGTTCATCGTTCCGGTCATAGTCGACTCCCGAACCAAAGCGGCTTGAAGCGCCGCGCAGGATGCCAACCTTGATGCCGGGCAATTCGGTGTCAGGATCAAGTTCGCGGAAAGGATTGCGGAAATAGTTTTCATCGGCCACATCGGTAACATTCGCATCCTGAAGGGCCGTGATGATAGTTTCAATGATGGTTTTGCGGTTGCTTTCGTTCGCCATTTCACACCTTTTCCAGCACCAAGGTGGCGCCGCCTTCGCCATCTGGTTCCACAGCGCGGATGCGGTATTCAATGCTTGTGGCGTTTTTGATGATGATATTATTCTTCACAGGGGCCACCGCAAAATCTGCCAGGCGAACACCCACATTTGGTTCAGAACTCATAACCTGAACGCCAGTGTCAGGGTCGGCTGTCATATAGGCATCCGACCAAACCCCGGCAAAATCCTGATCTGGGCCTGAAGCGGGCCGATGCGTGAAAGGCTGCCCAAAGAAGGGGCCGGATGTGGCATGGCCCAGAAGGCGATTCACTTTGCTTTCCCATCCCATCTTTCATTTCCTCTTAAAAAAAGGGGCCGGCCGGTTTAAACGGCCAGCCCCTTTTTCTGATCATCAGAATAAGGCTTAGGCAACCGCCGTAAGGGCGATGCCATCCAAGCGCACCGTGCCGGTGGCGCTGGGGTTGGCTGCGGCCGCACCAGCAACGCCGCAGGCATAAAGGCCCGTTGCGCTGGCAGTGGTGAATCGCTTGTTCGTGTTATCCCAGAAGATCAGCTGGCCTTCTGTCCACGCTTGCGCCGAAACCTTGGTGCCTTGAATAACACCGTTCACTTCGCCAGCGAACTGTTCGCCTTCCAGTGCCGTGGTCAAAGGAACCACCAGAAGCACGCCGATCAGAACCGGGGCGCCAGAAACCACACCACCCGAAGGGGCGGTGAAGGTCATGTTTTTGCCATCTTTTACGTAGTTTTTCACGGCTTTTGCCTTTCTCTTTGTGTTTAACCAGCCCCTTCAGTATGCCGGGCGACTTGCGCCGCCCGGCTACTTCATAGGGATTATGCGTTGTTCGTGGACTTGGCAAGGCCGCGGAAGTCGATGGCCTTGGCCACGAAGTCATGGCGAACCTTGAATTCCACGCCATCGCGGGTGAAGCCTTCGCGGCTTTCCAGATAGGGCATGGTTTCACCTTCCAGATAGGCATATTCGATGGTGTCGATCTGGCTGGGGTCGGCAGCCATGAAGAAGTTCGTGGTGCTGGCCGCATCCAGAAGCGGTTCCACGATCACATCAAAGCTGCTGGCGTAGGGGTTCACCGCGGTGGTGGTGTTTGCGATGATCTGCGCCTTCAGCTGAAGTGCCACGGTTTCCAGCGCTGCCGGAACCATCAGATACTTCGGCATGACGTTCAGAACATCTTCGCCGCTGGGGTCTTTCTGGGTACGCATCAGGCTGCGGATGGTGCCAAGGCCGGCCACGTTCAGAAGGGCATTTGTCAGGTTGCCGTGCGCGGCGTTGAAAAGCGCCACACTGTCCGACATATTCGGGTTTGAAGTGATGATTTCCCAAACAAGGCGGTTTTCAAGGCGTGCAGCTGCCGCTGCCATCTTTGCCGGAACGCGGGTGAAAGCGTCCAGATCATCGTTGACGATCGCTTGGCGGGTGATGGCAAACAGGCGGCCATAGGTCGCCAGGCGGTAGGTTTCGCCGTTCTCCACCATCGTGCCATATTCGTATTCAGCGCCTTCTTCAACCTTCTTCAGGCTGGTGAAGTTGCCCAGATTGCCGCGCGTCACGGGTTTGAAGTCAGGAAGCGTGGTTTGGCGGGCAAAGGGCATGAACGTGCGCGGCGTATCAGCATACGCTTGGCGCAGGCTCTTGTTCGCCACGTTGGCCAGAATAATCGGGAAGTCGCTGGTGCTGTGCATTGCACGGCCAGCGATTTCCATCTTGTTCATGCCGCGGGCATCTTTGCCGACAAATTCGCGGGCAATGTCCATCAAGGACATACCGCGATATTGGCGGCCGGCATCGGTAATCTGAACCTTGCCGGGTTCTTGGCGATGAAGAAGGGCGTTTTCAACAGCCGCCATGCGGGTGTCTTTTTCGTCCTTGGTGATTCGCACATCGCCGCGGATGGTGATTTCATCATCCTTTTTGGCAAGGTGTTCAATCACGGCGGCGCGCACGGCATCAACCGTTGCACCATCTTTGATGTGCTTTTCAGCAACATCATCGGTCAGGCCGACCGATCGCACGATGGTGCGGATTTCTTCGCTTCGCTGGCGCTCGGCTTTGACCGCTTCCGCGCGCGCATCATCCAGCGCCCGCTGGTCAAGCGCGGGGGCTTGCGCCGCAGGCTGAACCGCAGGGGTGGGTTGTGCGCCGGGGTCGTTACGGGTGGCGCCGTTTTCTTTGTCTTTCGGATCCATGTTTTCACCTTTCAAGGTTGTTTCGGCTTGGCCGCCTATAACGATGCAGGGGTGGTTTTCTTCCTTGTGGCGAACGCCTGCACCCGCGTCTGCCGGAACGGCAACCATACTGATTTCATATGGTTCCCAATCGATTGCCCGCATACGTTTCACTTTGTCACCATCGGGGGTAACATCCTGAAACCTGTGGACTACATATCCAACCGAAACATTGCGGATGATACCAGCCACAATGTCCTTCCAATAACCTTCCACATCCGCGCGTTCGCTGAATTTCAGCGTGGCGTGCGTTTCATCTGCTTCCAGCACCGTGCCCATCACATTGGACAGATCATAGTTGCGGTGTGAATTCAGAACAGGAACCGCACCTTGCTGGAAACGGTCAAGGCGCACATGGCCCTTTTGCGTGGAAAGTTCTTCATAGAAATCTTCATCCCAGAAGCGCTGGCGAAACACTGCCGCGCCGCTGGTGTATTGAACCCGAACAGTGCGTTCTTCCATATTGATGGAAGAAGGCTGAACAGTGGCAGCACGCTGCATCATCGGCATCGCGCGATTTTGTTCCTGCTCTTTGTTCTTTTTGTCCATACTGGTGCCCCCAGAAAACCTATTCGTTAAATCCTACATGAAACCCGCGCGGAATCAAGTCTGTTATTCTTCATCATCCCCGCCGGCTTCAGATGAACTGCCTGCGCGGGCATCTGCCAACGGTCGGCCGCCCGAAGTCAGCTTGCGCGGGTCACTATCCAGAAGGATGCCTTTATCATCAAGCGCCTTATTGCCTGCCGCGATTTCATCCAGCACTTCTTCAGGGTCAAGGCCAAGGCGCTGCTGTTCGCGGAACAGACTTGTCAGGCCACCGCGGATGGCTTTAATGGCGGCAGGAACTTCTTTGGTGGGATCCATCATTTCGCGCTTGGGCATAATCCACTTCATATAGGCATTTTCCGAATTATAGCCCATGATGGTGCAGCCGCCAAAGAACCACGCCGCGATGCGGTCAAGGATCATGGCCTTCAGCACGTTGTTCTGCCAATGCGTTATATTTCGGCCCATTTCAATCCAGCCAAGGCGGCCAGAACTATAGTTTACGCCTGAATAGTCGCCTGTCATGGCTTCATAGGTGATGCCGTATGTCGCCGCCACGCCCAGAAGATTCGCACGGGCATATTCACCATATCCGGAAACGCCAGGCGGGTTGGCGAATTGCACGCTTTTTCCAAGTGGCAGATGTTCCATGATGCCGGGCTGCACGAAATCTTTTTGCGTATCGGTGGGGCCTGTGGCAGCAAGGCCAGTGGCGCCGGCCGGCGATGCCGAAGCATCGGTGATGAACACAGAAAAACAGGCGGCGATCTTCTGGCGCACCAACTGTGCATCCTCGTAATCGTCATAGTCCTTCAGGCGGCGCACGCCAGCATGGCACCACGGCACGCCGCGGCCCTGCCCTGCCCTGTCAGGGTCAAAAGCGTGGATGATTTCACTGGCGGGGATGCGGAAAGACTGGAAGGCACCGCGCGCGGCGGTCACAACATCGCCGGGGTGGGCTTCGCGCAGCCAATAGGCTACACGTTCGGCGCGCTTGCTGAACTCGATGCCGCCGACAATGTGGCCGCCATTAGATAATTCGCCATCCTTGGTTTCGTCCAGATAATCAGGTTCCAGAACCTGAATCTGCACCGGGATAGGAAGGCCATTGTTCACGCGGCGATAACGCCGGCGAATAATCACTTCCCCTGATTCCACCACGCAGTTGATGGCCTGCGCCAGAAGGCCGCCCAGCGTCTGCATACCCTCGGAATCAATATTTGTGGTGTTTGCCCAATCCCAGAACACGTTCGCCAGCTTTTTCTGGGCGGGGCCAGTGACTCCTGCAATCTGGCCCTGTGGCCCTGCGCCCACCACGTTGTTCCTGATCACGCGCATTGCGTTCTTGGCCCAAGGATTGTTCCGGGTCAGGTCGCGGCTGGAATTACGCAGCTTGGGAAGGGATGGAAGGATGGCGGCGTTCGCGCTGCTTTCGGGGCGGCGCCATTGCTGGAAGCGGGATGAATTGCTGGCGCCATCATACCGCCGCACCTTTGCCATCATATCAAGGCCAAGGCGTGCCTGCTCTCTTTTCAGGCCAGTGGCTGGGCTGAAAAAAGAAATGGTGCGATCCAGAATGTTGCGCTTGGGAAAATCTTCATTATTTTTCATAGGCCAGAACCATAAACCCCGATCAGGCGGCGGCTGCCGCTATTATTCCCGCCATCTTGCTGCGCCAGGCAATCTTCCATGATCTGCTTCAGCTTTAGCATATCGGACAGGCTGCGATATTCCACTTCCTTATCCTGATACTTGACGCGCAGCGCACCTTCCGCGATCGCCGCGTTAAGTGCATCAAGCTGTTCCTGTGTCCAACTGCACGCCATCAGATAAAAGGCCCCTCTTTACCCGTGAACGGGTTCACGGTCTTTTTGGCTTCCGGCTTATTGTGCTGTATTTTCGGCAATTCTTCAAGTCGGGTTTCCAGCTGGGCATAATGTTCTTCCACAAAGCGGTCAAGGCCATAGACATATGCGGCCGCGCGCGCGTAAACACGGCAATCCAGTGCCTCGTTTCGCTCATATTTCTTTTCCCACCTGAAGGCGGTCTTTCCGTTGATGGTGCGGCGCACGCGCTGTTCTGCTGTCAACTGCTGGAAATGTTCTTTTTCATACTGCGGCCAATGGCAGAAGCCATCCGGTTCAGGATGGCCTTCATCCAGCGGTGGCGGTTGCCTGAAGAACCCATAAAGTTCTGTCTTGATCACGGAACTGCCGACCGGCCACAGCTTGGTGCCGCGGTAAATCTTTTTCCCGTGAATATCAATATCCACATCCTTTGGCGGGCCAACTGGCACCACCATGTTATCCATCCCCTTGATGGCCATCACGCGCGGGTCGGACACATCGCGCACCTGTTTATAAACAATCTGTGTTTGGTCAGATGAATCCACCGCCAGCATTTCAATCTTCAGCCGCGTGGCGCTGCCCTCAATCGGCCATGTTTCGGACAGGCACCCCCACAGCTTTGCCCAAACTTCCGCATCTGATGTGTCGCCCTTCAGCACGCGATAATCGACCGACCAGCTGCGGAAGCGCCGGCCCCATCCCACCACTTCAATTTCGATGCGGTCGCGCTGAATATCCACGCCTGCGGTTAAGAAAAGGATGCCGCGCGGGCACGTATTGAAAGCATAATCATCCCGCCTGCGATAAAGCGCTTCCCAATCCGGCACATCGCCTTTTTCGCGCCATGTTTCGGCCAGCACGGTGTTCACGAAAACCTTCAGTTCGCTGGGCCTGCCCTTAGCCTTCAGGAAGTCGGTGACAATATCGGCCCACGAATACCAGCCCAGCGGCGAATAAAGGGAATTCAGGAAATAGCCTTTATGGTGCTTGATGTGCGGGGCGTGCGCGATCCAGTCACCATGTTCCAGTATCCACGTTTTCTTGTGTTCTGGAATAAGGCTGCCGCAATGCTGGCACATATAGGCCACAGTTTCCGGCAAGTCCTTTTCCTTGCCGGTCACTTTGTCCACCTCTTTATCCCACACCAGATTCCCGAACTTCAGAACCTGTTTTTCCTCGCAATCCGGGCAGGGGATATAATAATGCCGCTGGTCTGAATCCTCAAAGCTGGTTTCAATACGGGAATTGCCGCTTTCCGTTGGGGTGCTGGTAATCAGGATTTTAGAATTGCCGAAGGTGCGCGTGCGGGCCTTCGCCAGGTTCACGGGGTCGCCTTCACCGTCCACATCGCCGGGGTATCGGTCAACTTCATCCATGAACAGGTAGCGGATGGGCATAGATGCAAGGCCGGCCGGCGCGTTGGCGCCCGCCATGATCAAAATGCCGCCTTCAAATTCCTTGGCCCATTGGCTGTTCCCGCCCTCGCGGGATTTCTGTTCTGCCACCTTTGCCCGCAGATTGGGCGTTTCGTTAATAGCGGGGTCAAGGCGCTGCTTCACCACCTTCTTCACCATGTCGGTGTTCGGCTGCACCATCAGCATGGGGCCGGGCGCAAGGTCGATGATGGAACCGATCCAGTTCAGGCCCGTTTCCGTTTTTCCCAGCTGGGAACCAAAAAGCATGGTGACTTGCTTTGTTGGATCCTGCGGTGAAAGGGCATCCATCGGTTCGCGCAGATATGGCGTGCGGCTAGTGTTCCACCGGCCCGGCTCGGAACTGGCGCGGCTGGAAAGAAGGCGATATTCATCAGCCCATTGCGAAACGGTCAGGTGTACGGGGTCAGGCTGGATGCCGCGAAAAAAGGCCGCGGTGAAGCTATCCTGCGCCGTTGCAAGTTCAGCTTGCCCTTCATTTACTGCGCTTGGTGCCGACATTTTCCACCTGTTGCAAGTCTTTTAAGCCCTCGGCCAGCTGCGCGCGCAGATAAATGGCAATTTCCCGCGGTTCTGTCATGTGCGCCAGTTCAGCGCATACCCGTTCCGGCAGGCCCATCAGGGAGTCGCGCACGTTGCGCGCCACGCGGAAGGCTTCAGCCTTCACCTGGTCAGCGCGCACCAGTGCGCCTGCCTTTTCCTGATATTCCAGCTGCGCCAGCTTTGCGGCAAAGGTTTCTTTGACCGCCCGCGCGCGCTGGTAATTGCTGGATGTGCCCGCATCCATTTCCTTGGTGGCTGCCTGCTTCGCGGTATCACGTTGTTTTGATGGGTCGATGTTGTCGGCCCATTCTTTCAGCCCAGCGGCAAGGTCAATTTCATATTTCTTTTTGCCGCCCTTAGCTGTTTTGACTGTCACGGATTTTTCGGTTAGAACACCGGCCTTGATTGCGGTGGAAACCCTTTGTTTAGAAACCCCCAGCTTGTCAGCGAACTTGGCCGCATCTACTTTTTCGGCCACGGTTCACCCCCTGAAATCGCTGGGCATGAATTTTGTTTTCTTGCGGTCATATGGCGCAGCTTTCTTTTTCTTGGTGGTCAGATGGAAGGCGGTGGAATCGGGGCACCTGTAAACCTTGGCGCGGTTGCGCTTCTGGCGTAGGTGTTCGGCTTTTTCGCGGGCGGCATCACGGGTGGGATAGCATACTTTCCCGCAGGCGCAGTTTTCCATCTTCCTATGCCTTTCCTTTCTTTGCCCCCTGCTTTTTCTTTGGGGCGGTTTCCTTCGGCGCGCGGCCGGCAGCGCGCGTGTCGTTCAGATATGCTTCACAGATGCGGGCCAGTGCATTGCCGGTGTCATTTTCGTTCAGGCCATCACGGAACGGGCCAGCCTTGATTGCGGCCCGAACCGCGGCCTTAACCTTGTCCAGTTGCTTCTTATGGAATGTATATGTTACATCCTTGAATTCGCTTTTCTCGGCGGCGGCAGGCGGCGGTGCTTCATTCTCGCCATCATCAGCGCCAAGAATATCTTCCAGTTCATCTTCATCAAAGCCTGTCAGGTCAAGGTTGAAGCCTTCCAGTTCCAGCGCTGCCAGTTCCTCGGCCAGCTTTTCTTCATCCCAGCCAGCGTTTTCGGCAATCTTGTTATCCGCTATCACCAGCGCCTTCACTTGCGTGTCGGTCAGGTGATCGATGATGATCACCGGCGCCATGTCCAGCTTCAGCTTGGTGGCGGCTTCAATCCGTCCGTGCCCGGCAATCAGCGTGCCATCCCCGCGGGCCAGAACGGGGTTCACAAACCCGAATTCTGAAATGCTGGCGGCAATCTGCGCGATCTGGTCGGCGCTGTGGGTGCGCGAATTATTCGCATAAGGCTTGAAAAACGCTAGAGGGCGCATTTCTACCTTGGCAGCGAAGCGTTCGGTGATTTCGTGGTGTTTTGTTCCCATCTTCTAACCTATTGTTTAGTCAACACAAATTATTTTCCGCAAACTAGAGAACGTCCGGGATCGCGCGGCACC